TTATCATAATCTACTATATTATATAGTCTATCACAATTCTCTTTTCGTGTCAATAGATGGCAAACCTTATTGAGTTTACTCATCGTTACTGCCACTACGCCACTACCAACTCTCTGAGTGACTTTTTCATCCGCGCCGTATCGTAATTTAAAAAGGGCTGGTACTTTTTGCATAACTTGCTTACCTCTTTGTAGATTGGATCATGTATCAGTGTATCATACCTTTTGACAAAATGCAATAGCGAATTCAATATTGCCAATGTTTCTAGACTGATTTCTCTTCTTAGATATTTCTTGATGATGGGTGGATGATCTCCACTTTTAGCATCAAAAAAATCATTCAGTTCGGTTGCTGTCCAACCAGAAATAAAATCCATCTCATTTTTAAATACATACGTCAACGATTCTTGTTTACGTTTCCACTCTTTGTATCGCTCTTCGCATTCTTCAGAAAGAAGTTCACCTACCCACATTTTTGTGTCGTGCAGAAAATTAGAAACTAAAAACTCTTCTAAGTAAGCATCTTTACGATTGCCAAGTTTAGCAAAAAAGATTTTGTCTTTACGTTTCAAAAAAGAATCGTATGTGACATTGACTTTCTTGTTATACTTGAACCAATCGTAGCTATCTCGCGTGAAGTGATTTTTAACTCCTAAGTAAACTTTGTATGCGTCTATAGCATCCATTTTCATTAGTCTTCGACCTCAAGAGGCAATCTAGCTTTTGGTGCAATCATATTTAACTTCATCGCTTCGCCTTCAATTGAAGACTTCATGCGAGGTGTAACTAAAGATGCAGCCGTTTCAATTTCAATATTTTTGATAGTACAATATTCAAGAATAGCATCAATCATTGTAATTGGGTGCCTGTCGAATTGAATCTTTTTGATTTCAGATTCAAATTCTTTCTGATTCAAAATTTTAAGATTCATTGAATCGTACTGATGTAATTCTGCCGTTTTTGTAGTAGCCAAATTGTGTTTGCACCCTTGCTGGTTTTGCTGTACGAAAATTCAAATTCTGTATTTCGCTGTCTGCCGCATAGTAGTAAGCTGGATATCCATTCTTACGCTGATTTGATTTCATCCTAATTTCAGTCTTCATAATATTCATTGCGAAATTTCCTCTGTTACAATCTATAAAAAATATGACCTTCAATTTGTGCAACTTTCGTCACTCTTTCAGTCCATGATGGTTTAATATTAGTGGCATGAAAGTGTGTTGCGCCTTCTAAGAGTTTAATTATATCACTACCCACCGTCTTTGTCAATAGCATCTTCGCAACTTCATAGGATTCTTTCCATCTTTTATTGTTCGATGGTGGTGTATTTGCAATTTTGCTATTGTACCACGAAAACTGTTGTGATTCTGTTACAACATCACGAATGTTTTTGGGAAATCTAATGTCACGCAATCTATTAAGTGTGACTGCACCAACTGCAATTTTACCGATTAGAGGTTCGTTACCTGCTTCATAATAAATGTTCATTGCCATCCAATACAGGTCTGATTTGCTAGAATTTTTTGGTGATATTACAGTATCTGAAATCTCTTTAAATGTTGGCAACTCTGTTGCAAAAGTATATTGTGTAGAGAATAATGCCGTCAGAAATACTACAGCCGCTAATAGTGCTTTCATATTTTCTTTCCTTTTTCGCAAGTGGATTAGTTATTTAGCACTCTATTAAGAATTCTTGAATAATCTTGCCAAACACTTTCTTTACTGTATGCTTTATACAGAGGTTCTAGGGGTCCAGTACCATTTGCAATGATTTGCTTGATGCTACTAGTTTCAATTAAAACACTAGGTTCTAAGTCCCAATAGTTTCGCATTTGATGACTGCGTGTTACTGCAATAGGGCGACCAGCTGCTAATGCATAGTCTGGACTACTTGCTAGTCCACATCCATCTAAATAATCATAGAAGTAACAGTTAATCGTGTTTTGTGCTAACAAGTCAATAATCTCTTGAGTATCTAATAGATCATGTGTGATGATAACATCAATTCCTGGTTTTCTGATAATGCGTCTAACTTCTTCCGCTCTTGCAAGTGCATTACTTCCTTTGCGACCGTGAATTTGATCCTCATAGAATCCAAAAGGAATATGAAGTCTTAAAGTTGCTTCATCAAATTCTTCTTGTACTCTATGCGCTAGAGTAGCAATGCCTTTGTGCGGTGGACCAAACCCCTGAAATCCGATGATTGGTTTCTCAGGCTCAACATATGATACAGTTGGTTTTCCTGGAAGCAAACGATTTGTTGTAAACACATGTTGTGTCTCTTTCACGCTAGGATCATCTGCAATGATGTATTCCCAACCATGATTGAATCTAGGTGAGTATGAATCTGCAATTGATTGACTCATATCATGCATGATTCGTAGGTGTTTAATCTGAGGAAACACATTTCTCAAATGCGGATGATCCATCCATGGAGTTGTTCCTGGTGCATAGTTATAAACGATTGCTTCAGGACTTAACGATAGAACTGCATCTTCTACTGTATTCATATCATCTGCGTAAATCATCTTGAAATTAAATTCTGGATGTTCAAGTAATACTTTTCCCGTAACATCACCCATCAATCCTATGCCACAAGCGGCTTTGAATCCTAAAGTCTGTGTGACAAATAATATAGTACGTTTCATTTTTTTATTTCCTCATTGATCCATCGATATGTCTCTTTCAGCCCCTCTTTCAGATTTTGACTTGGGCGCCAATTCAATTTTTCTTCTATCAATTCATTGTTACTGTTACGTCCACGCACACCTGTTGGACCATCAATATGTTTTTTGCGAATTGTTTTACCTGCAATCTGTGCAACAAGATCAACTGTGTCATTAATGCTAATCATTTGATCTGCACCGATGTTAACTGGACCATGAAATGTTTCACTATTCATCAAGCGTCTAATACCTTCAATGCAATCATCAATGTATAGAAAACTTCTAGTCTGTTCACCATCACCCCAAATTTCAATTTCATCGCCATCATTTGCTTTTGCAATCTTTCTACAAACTGCTGCTGGAAACTTCTCTTTACCACCGTCCCATGTGCCATATGGTCCAAAGATATTGTGAAATCTAGCAACTTTGTTTTGCATACCATGTTGACGATTGTATGCATGAAACAATCTTTCAGAGAATAGCTTCTCCCATCCATATTCAGAATCAGGGTGTGCTGGATATGCACTGGATTCTCTGCAATCGGGATTTACGTTTGTTGATTGTAATTCTTCATTATATACACATGCGCTACTACTGAAGAAAACTTTTTTGATGTTCATCTCTTCGCATCTGTGAAGAACATTCAAATTGATTGTTGCGCTATTGTACATCACATCTGCATCATACAGATTTGTGTTGATATAACCTGCACCACCCATGTCAGCAGCCAATTGATACACTTCATCAAATTGTTGGTTAATAACATTTCGCACATCAGACTGTGAAGTTAAATCTGCAAGAAAAAAATCATTGTTTGTGTGACTATATTCATGTAGTTTTTTATCTACGCCACGAACCCAATAGCCTTCTGATTTCAAACGCTTAACCATGTGTCCGCCAATGAAGCCACCTGCGCCTAGTACTAATGCAGTTTTCATTTGTCTAATAACCCCTCATATAATGTCAATAATTTATTTGGATTCCAAACGTCATAGAATTCTTGAATTGGTTCAATCCCACCAGCAACAATATCTTTGATTGAAGTTTTTGTCAAATCGTTGAAATCTCTTCTAGTGTGTGATAAGAAGGTAGAATCATTAACACCGAAAGGTTTCTTTGATGCTAACGCACGATCTACTGATCCACTCACACCAGGAACATTTGGTGTTCTGTACCAATACAGATTAATGTCGTTTTGATTTAACCAAGCAATCAATTGTTTCTTTTGAAAGAATTCTTGAGTTACATTAATTTTAACATTACTCTTAGCAAGTTTTCTACATGCTTGTTCTAATGAATTTGAAAGACCGCCACTTGGATCAACGTAAGCACCATTTGCTAGATGAAGATTTAGAATAACATCTTCGCTAAATTGTTCGTTTATTAAACCAATGATTTGTTCTAGATTCTTTGTTACGTTACTGATACCGCTTGTGCCAATCTTCAACACTTCATTTGGTTTTGAATATTGAATATCATCATAGTATGTGATCGGAGGCACACCAGCATATTCATCGCCTGATGTTTCTTTTCTGGGATCAGTAAAAATGTAAGAATTGATTCCAGTAAATTTATTATCATGTTCGTGTCCAACAATCGCTAGTTGTTTAGTCTTTGTTGAATTTGCAATCGGTCTAGTAATGCCATTGTTTAACCATTGCAATGTGTATGGATGATGATTGTATATAATGGCATAAGGGTCTACCTCTGACACTCTAGCATTAAATTTTTGATACGAATCAGTAGCTAAAAATTCAAACTCATAGTTTTTAGAAGTTTTTAAAATTTCATATACAGAATCTGCATACTGATAGATGCCGCATTCTTTAGTCGCACCAGTTACTAAAATTACTTTTTTCATGTTATATGTTTTGTAGGTTTTCTCTTAGAAATGTATGTAGGCTTTAGAATTAAATCTGTTATGATTCTAATTGCAATGTCATCATCTAGTGTATCACTAAAATATGAGTTTGTCAAATAGTCACCTTCACCCATCAAGCAATCACGCATCTTATGGCTAAAGCACATGAAGGTTTGTTCTGGATTGTTCATGTTTGATTTAGTGTGTGCATATGTAAACGGACCACTATTCTTGCCGACAATCAACTTTGCAAACTGACTGATGTATCCTATTTGATTTAGATTGCCCGTTGGAGCTCCAAAAATACTATCAGTACAGTTTACATTATTTTTAGTGATTTCACCAATATCATGTGTGATTAGAAATGCGTAGTCTGGAAAACTAGATGATAGCGAATCAATGATATTTTTCATATCACCCATGCTGCTCTGTTCGCTTTGCTGAACACCATTACAAATGAGAATTAGATTCTTCGGAACAATTGTTCTTAGATATGAATCACATTCTTTCAAATCAAACCGATACCAATCAATCTTTGGTAGATAGAAGAAGTAATCACCTTTCATTTCAATTTCTAATGCATTGAAAATTTCTTTCCACATTGTATGAAGACAAAAGAAATTAGCATGATCTTTTTCTTTTAGATGTTTACCAATCCAACACCCGACCCAAGTATTAATATACAACGTGTTGGGTTCAGTCTGTGAAACTGCTAAAGGCACAAAAGTGCCAATAGCAGGAATCTCGTTAAGTGTTATATGCTTACAATTCAAATCTTCTACAATGTTTGAATGATTGTTGTGTGCATATAAGAATTCAACATTGGGAAAACGGCTAATGATATCACGAACATATTCTTTGTTTATAAAACAATCGCCGTTTCTCCATTGATTGAAGAAAACGATCTTGGCGAAATTCATTTTGAAATAATTTCAAAGATTGGACATGGAACAATGAATGAACCACCCGCATCTAAGAATGCTTTTTCTCTTGTTTGAAATTCGCTAATGAAGTGCCATGGAAGAACCAAAGCATAGTCTGGATTTGCTTTACGCATTTCTTCTTCGCTGACAATTGGAATGTTTGTTCCAATTGTTTTATAACCAAACTTGTATGGGCTACGTTCTGCAATAGCATTAATGTGAGTACCATCTAAACCAAAGTACTGTAGCAAAGTATTGCCTTTAGTGCTTGCGCCATAACCATAAACACTCTTACCTGAAGATTTTGCGTCTTCAATGAACGTAAGAACGTCAGTTCGTAAATCATCAAGTCTAATTTTGAATGCGTTCCAAATTAAAGGATTTGAAATGTCTAAAACATTATTTTCATATTCAAGAATACTATTCACACGATAGTCACACACATCACGCAAAGGAGACGTACCAAAACTTGCAATTTTTGCTGTGTCTTTTTGGAAGTAAACTCTGAAGCTACCACCATTCGTATCGTTCAAACTACAATCAACAATATTAAATCCATGTTGAGCAAATAGTTTGCTGATACTCTTCAAGTCATAATAGTAAACATGTTCATGGCAGATGTTATCAAACGCTAATTGATTAACCATCAAAGGCGTATAACTCATCTGAAGAACAGCAACACCATCATCATCAAGAATGTCATACATATCTTGTACAAATGGATGTGGATTATCTAAGTCATAGAACATTGCAATGCAAGTAATAACTTTTGCTTTTTTATCTGCAAACTTTGTTTTCTTCCATGCATCTTTGCTGAAGTAATCTTGTACGACAGTAGCAACTTTGCTGCTTTCTGCATAGAATGAATCATCGCATGGATCAATACCAACTTTGTTTAGATTGTCTGGTACTGCTTTCAATAGTGTGCCGTCGTTACATGCAATGTCAAGCCAAATGTCATCGGCTTTCAACTTAACTCTGGATGTAATTTCTTTAACAATACCTTGAAGTTCAAGTGTCATGCTAGTATTGATTGCACTACGATACCAATACTTACCCCACATTGTGGATGCTGGTGCAACATCTTTCAATCGTGGTGCGCCCAAC